GAAACAAACATGAGATAACGCCAACGGAGAAGGCATGTCTTACATCAATGTTTCATTGGTGGAAGCATACTGCCGATACAGGCGAGAGAGTTATCATATTAGAACACGATGCTTATGTACGTGATCCAAAAGAACTGAGTAACCTGGTAAAAATTATGCCAGAGTTTGATCTCTGGAATCCAGGAATTGCAATGGAGTGCGCTTCGCTATCTCCTTACTTTGCAAAGTACTGTATGAAGAAGTGGTTAAAAATAGAAGAACAAATTGACGCTGGTCCTATGGCAGAATTGTGGACTGCTATGGAAGAATGGATAAAAGTCGTTGCCATGTACGGAAATAAGTTGGAGAATCAGATCTGTGCTGATTTAGGAGTGCCTGCAAGAAACAAGATTATGTGGCCTACTATCTTTAGTAACAACACGATAGGCATTGGCAATTTAATAATGGACGTGTTAAAAGGTAAAGTGGATATGCGTACTGCGCCTGTAACACAAGTATATTGTCCAGGGAAGAACACGCTCGTTCACCATTCAAAGCTAGGTGGCATTGGATATGGCGACAACACATACAGACAGATGGAGATAATTGATGACCTCAAAGCAGAAGCAAAAAAAGTTGGATAATCTTGCAAAAGCAAGAGAAGCAAAAGCTAAAAAGAATCCACCAGCGTATAGTCAGTTTGCAAAAGAAGTAGTTGCATTGCCTGACGACCATGAGTTTAGTTTAAAGAATGTTCGTGAATGGATCAAAGAAGCTAAGACTCATAAAGCAGCTGAACATAGAAACCACCTTGCTGGTAACTCTGGTGCGCTTGCAAGAAAAGAAATGTGGGCAGGTTACATTAATCAATTAGAATCATATTTAAGGTCTGGTGCATACGTTAGTGCATTTGCTGGCGGAGATATGAGTAAAAGGGTTAAACGGTATTGTGTGTCTATGGCATATTATCCAGACGGCCGACCTAAAAGAGAGATTGGCGTTTGGTACAAAGACTACATGCAAGTGTGGACTCCAGAGCTTGAGAATCAAGAAAGACAAGCGTATGGTTTGGAGCCATTAGAGTTTAATGAGAAGGGTTATCTTGTCGTCGATCGTCCAGCTGTATCTAAAGAGACTCCTAAAAAGCGTAAGAAGCGAGAAATGACTCCAGAACAAAAACAGGCATTAGTGGAAAGATTAAGAAAAGCTAGAGAAGCAAAAGCTGCCAAGAAAAACTCATAAATAGCAATATGGCAACAATTATTCCATTCCCTAAAAGTAACACTCACCCTGAGTTTGTTAAAAACGAACAAGAAAGAATCGAGAACATCAAAAAGTATCAAATGGAGCTGGCTCTTAATACTAGCATTCAAATGACTTATATGATTCTCGAAGAAGTTCTTGCACGTGGTATCGAGCTCAACGAAAATGATGGATCACTGGACCAACACTTGCTCATGGTATCTGAGTCTGTAAAGTCTTTAATGTTAAAGGCGTGTGATATTAGACACCCGCTACAAAAAATTACTGAGCAGATAGTCAATAAAGAAGAAGGACAAATGTTTGGTCAAAGGTGGCGTGAAGAGGTGTTTGGAAGTGATTCTGATTGACAAATTTTTATCTCGCAATCAAACAGTAGAAGTAATAGAAGATTTTTATAGAGTCAAATTACCTACATATGAAGAACCTAACAACTCAGAAGGTATAAGCGACCTACCGTTTCAAACATCGATCAAAGATCAAATAGAAACAAAAATTAAAAAGATAGAGACGCGTCCGTTCAAATACCATAACAGCTTTACGCGAAGATACTTAGGTATTGGTAGCAAGTTAGACCCACATACAGACGTTGGATTAAGAGACTTAACTGTCAGCATCTGTTTGTATGATAATATTGAATGGCCTTTAAAAATACAAAATGGTGGATCCCCTTTAGAAGTAACACTGCAACCTGGCCAAGGTGTTTTCTTTGACGCAAAGAAGTTTGTTCATTGGCGTGATATTAACACAACAGACAAAGATGCAATGTATTTGTTTTACCATTGGACGTTGACCGAAGACGTCAAATAAAGTATAATGTAGTTTTGATTTAGGATATTATTATGATATTAGTTGACCTCAACCAGGTTATGATTAGTAATCTGATGGCACAAATACACGGCCGAGGTGACGTAGAAGTAGAAGAAAACTTACTTCGACACATGGTGCTTAATGCACTACGAGCTGCCCGTGTAAAGTTTAAAGAAGAGTATGGTGAGTTAGTTATCTGTTGTGATGATACTAATAACTGGCGAAAGAAAATCTTCCCATACTACAAAGCTCACCGTAAAAAGAATAGAGATGAGTCTGATTATGATTGGCCTCATATATTCAATTGCCTTAATAACATAAGGGATGAGCTCAAAGAATTTTTCCCGTACAAAGTATTACAAGTAGACACTGCTGAAGCTGATGATATCATTGGTGTGCTTTGTCATGAGTTTGGAGTTCAGTTAGGTTCTGGAGCAGAAAAGATTCTTATCTTATCTGGCGACAAGGACTTTATTCAACTTCAACAATTTGTTAATGTCGATCAATATGATCCAATCAGAAAGAGAAAGGTCACTCACAAGGATCCATCTCTTTATATGATTGAACATATTGTTAAGGGAGATAGAGGTGATGGAATTCCTAATGCATTATCTGACGACGACGTTTTTGTAACAGGCAAAAGACAAAAGCCTGTTAGACAAACGACCCTAAATAAGATTGTCGATGTAGTTTCATCGGTCCCTACGTTTGGTACGATAGATGATTCGTACGAATGGAGAGAAGGGTTTCATAGAAACTGGAAATTAATCGACCTGAAGCACACGCCCGATCATATTAAAAGTGAAGTGCATGTGCAATGGAATAAACCTGACAAAGATAGAAAACATTTGTTTAACTACTTTGTTCAAAAAAAGCTAAATAATTTAGTAGAAAATATAAGTGAGTTTTAATATGTTAAAAGGATTAGGCGAAATAATTAATGAAGTCAAAAAGGCCAAGTCTGTTGGCGAAAAGATTCGAATCTTGCAAAGAGAGGACAACAAAGAGCTGAGAGGCCTCTTTGAGTTAACTTACGACAACAGATTGACTTGGGCACTTCCTGAAGGTAACCCTCCATACAAACCATTGGACAAGTCTATGGACGCACAGGGTAATCTATATCAAGATATGAGACGTATGTACATTTTCTTAAAGCATCCAAAATCAGCAAACGTTGCTCAAGCAAAAAGAGAGCAGTTGTTTATTAGTATGCTTGAAGAAGTTGATCCAGATGACGCTGCTTTACTACTTGAAGCAAAGAGTAGAAAGATTAAAGGCGTTTCTAAGAATATCGTTAAACAAGCATACCCAGAGTTTTTAGACGACCCAGCGAATCAAGACTAATGCCACTATACACTTTCAAGGACGCCGAGACGGGTGAGACCTTTGATATGATGATGAAGATAGCTGAGAGAGAAACTTTTTTAGAAAAGAATCCTCAGCTTGAAACTGTCATAGGTGCTCCTATGATTGTATCTGGTGTTATGGGTCAGAGAAAAGTCGATGAAGGCTTTAACGAAGTACTACAAAAGATTGGTGAACAAAATCCTAACACTCCTTTTGGAAGAGAGGTAGGAGCTAAAGCTACCACAGCTAAGCAAGGAAAAGTTAATCAAGTTGTAGAGAAGTGGCAAAAGAAATTTCAGAAAGATATGAACAGTGGAACATAGACTAACTAAAAAGCAGCGTAGAATGTTACGCCAACAAGACGTCTTAGAAAAAGACAACACTATAAACACTTCAAACTTTAAAGTTGACTTCAAACCAAAAACAAATACTCAGTATGCAGCTTGCCGAGCATGGGACGATGGTCATCATCTGCTAATGCATGGTTATGCTGGTACTGGTAAAACGTATGTTGGAATGGCACTAGCTTTAGAAGAGGTGCTCAAAAACCACTACAAAAAATTAGTAGTAGTAAGAAGTGCAGTGCCTACAAGGGATATTGGTTTCTTGCCTGGCACAGCCAAACAGAAAATGGAAGTTTATGAACAGCCTTACAAACAAATTGCATCTTCATTATTTCATAGGGGAGATGCTTATGAAATCCTTAGTAACAAATTTATGCTTGAGTTTGTCCCGACATCATTTGTTCGTGGAACCACTCTTGATAATTGTATTGTACTTGTCGACGAGATAAACAATATGACCTTTCATGAGATTGACAGTGTCATTACAAGATTAGGAGATAATACTAGATGTATCTTGTGTGGTGATTATAGACAAAGCGATCTAGCTAACACAAGAGAACTTTCTGGCATCTCTCAATTTATGAGCGTCATCAATAACATGAACAGTTTTGTTAAGATGGAATTTAAAACAGGCGACATTGTAAGAAGTCCTTTAGTTAAAGAGTACATTATTACAAAAGCTACCATGGGAATCGTATAGATGTTTGATTTACAGCTCTCAGACCTTCAGAGACTGCCTAGACGGAACGTTAACGGCAAAAGAGTATATGAGACACCAGACGGCTCTCACTACCCTTCTATCACGACTATAACGTCTCAGATGAACGCTAAAGCAATAAGCGAGTGGAGAGCTAGAGTTGGTAGTACTGCAGCAAATAAAATAACAGCACAGGCATCAGCAAGAGGAACTAGCGTACATAAGTTATGTGAAGATTATATTCTTGGAGAGTTAACTGAAGAA